ATACTCTTTCTAATTTTTTATCATAAGCCTCTTTAGGTAGCATCTTAAGCTCATCTAAAGCTGTATTCAATAAGTTAGCATCTATTCTCTCAGCTATCTTCTCTTCAGCCATTTCAAGAGTTATATATAATACGTTATAGCCTTGTAAAAGATTACCGGCAGCACAGTGACACATAAAGAGAGACTTACCTACACCAGTGCCAGCTAATGCTATATTAAGAGTCTTTCTAGATAATCCCCCTTTAGTTACTCTATTTAAATAATCTAAATCGAAAGGTATCTTTTCTTCTTTCTTCTTATAAAATTCAAATCTACTATCAGCATCATCAATAAAGTCATGACCTATGTTATTATCAAAAGTAACTGATAGAGCGTTAGAAAGAAGCTCAGGTATAGCACCTTTATCTTGAGATGTCTTTCCGTCCATAATTTGAATACTATCCATAATAGCATTATAAACAGCTTTCTCTTGACAAAACTTTTCAGTTTTATCCAGTACCCATTGTCTTATTTCTTCCGTAGGTTCTTCAAACTCATTAACTACTTGTTTAGCTTGATCGACTTGATCATCAGATAAGCCAGACGAATCATCTAGTTCAACTAGTAAAGCTTCTTTAGTAGGGCATTGATTATAATTAAGATGAAACTCATTAATTAATTTATAAAGCTTTCTAATAACTAGATCACTAAAGTAAGACTCATCTAAAAAAGGTAAAGCTTTTCTAGTAAAATCATCATTATAAATTAGGTTACTTAATATAGTTTTTTCAATCATCTTTTTATATCTACGTTAAATGAAATAGTTATTCTCGGTTCATCAGTTTCTTTTTGTTCTGGAACAGTATGTTCTACCCAACCAGGCCACATTAGTATTGTACCTGATTCAGGATTAAATTTCAACTCTTGCTCAAACCTATCATGTAATTCGTAACCATTTCCAGCCCAAGATTTTATTAATGCGTGCAGAGGGGATTTAATTTTAAAGGGTGAGCTTGCTTCGTTCATTTCAATAAAAATAGTTCCTGATATAAATGCTCTACCATGATCATGCCAATCATGACTAATACCAGGTTGATAAACATTATACCAAATATTTAAATTGTCATCATTAAGAGTAGTTTTTGCATTAGGGCCAAAGATAGAGGCAATATATTTACTACCAAAGTAGGTAATAGTATCCATAATATCCTCATTACAATTTAAAGGGAGTAGCCTATCATCGTAATAAGAAGTATAATTCTTTTTGTCGTCAGGTTTAGAAGCTCTATGTTCTAATATTTCTTTTTTAATAGAAGGAATATCTAGCCTAGTCTTCTCCCACAACATCGGAATCGGAAACAAGTTCTTCATCAGCAGCTCCGTACATAAATTCCTTTTTAGCAGCTTCTTCTAGCTTATCCATTATTTCTTCTGTAAAATATTTGGTAGGCTCATTATAAATAGTTTTAGCATATTGCTTTGTTCCATCAGGCAATTCTATTCTAGTTGATACTTGCTTAAATACTCCATGCTTAATACCAAGATCTAATAAACCATAAAATCTATTTAATCCTTTCTCAAAAGAAAGCTTAACTTCTACTTTCTTTCCTTCTTTAGATAGTCTAGATTTATGCATAGTAACTTTAATAATATTACCTACCAGATCAGTACCTTCTTTATCTTTCTTTTTACCAAGCATTACAATAGTAGATGCAGCATACTTAAGACCAGATCCACCACCAATTTCTTTCATAGGTACATATGATCCTACTACATCATAAACGTGGTTAGTAACTAGCATAGGTATCTTTACTTTAGCTAACTTAAGAGTAAGTACTCTAAAAGTAGCTTTAATAACTTGAGCCTTAGTCATATCCCTTGTCTCTTTACCGTCAGCGGTATCTTCCATCTCTTTAGTAGTAGATAATAGGCCAAGTGAATCAAGAACGAACATCATAGGAGGACGTCTATCTACAGGTTGCTTACTATAATTATCTATTACATTAAGAGCATGAGTTCTAAAGTTCTGAATAGTATCAGGTTCAGCTAAGATAACTCTCTTAGTATCGATACCTCTTGATTCCATCATCTCTTTAGTTACAGCAGCTTCAGTATCATAATAAACAACACCTGCGTCAGGATTATTCTTTAAGAAGTTTTGTATAACTCCTAATACAAAAAAGGTCTTTCCAGTAGCAGATTCACCAGCAAAAGCTGTAACTTTATTATTAGGTACACCACCATATATAGAACCAGATAGGGCAGCATTTAAAATATAACTGCCAGTATCAATTGATCCAGTATATTCAGCACTGCCTGTACCATCGGCAGCTATTACAGTATCTTCATCTTTAAGATCTTCAACTAAGTTTCTAAAAAAATCACTCATAATTACTCCAAATATCTTTATTATATGATATCTCTATTCTAAAATCAACTTCCTTTGTAAACTTTATCAAGAGCATCGTTAAATTGTTCAATCTTATCTAACCTTTTAGGCCAGTAAATGTAATCCTTTTCAGGGTTCTGTTTAAGATTATTAAGAAGAGGAATTACCATATTATATAATTTGTTAAATCTGTCCTCTAGATCAGAAGCTGTTGCACTCGCTGTCTGAGCTTCTGCTTTTACTTCTTGTACTGCTTCTAGCTCATCAGCATCCATTGCTGAAAAACCAAAATCAAATGAAAAGTCTGTATTTGCCATATGTTCTCCTATTGAAAAAATAAATCTAAGTTCTGTTGTTTCTCAACTTGCCATCCTATCTTTTCAATAATAGTTCTCATCGGTTCAAGAAAAGATTTATCGAATTGCATATCATAATCAATATAAACATCTAAACCTAACTGCTTAGGAAGCGTATTAGGAACAGAAACTACATTCTCTCTACTTGGATTAGGAAGTTTTAAATAACAGAATTTCACCTTATCACCTTCTTGAACAGGTTGAAATCTATCAACCTTTTTCTCATTCAAGAGGTAATTATACATTAGAGCGCCTCTTACATGTATAGGAGTTCCCTTCCTATATATCATAGATGCGTCTGAATATTTAGCAAGCCCTTTACACCCTCTCGGAAAGGCGACCTCTTCGAAAGGTAGCTTTCTAAATTCTTCTCTCTTTTGTTCTATAAATTTTATAATAGCATCTTGATCTTTATCCATAATAACATCAAGAGCTTCTTTAATATATTTTCTTACCATAGCTGGTGTAGAAGATCTAACCGCTTCGATACCCATCATCTTAAGCTTAGGGCTAGCGTATCTAACACCTTCGGAATCAAAGACGTTCATAATATATCTTTTCTTGGCAGTCCATATAGCTTTATTACCTATATTTTCTCGCTTCATAAACATCTTATTTTCCATTGCATTTACATAGGTCGCAAGTTTTCCATAACCCTTTTCAATTTCTGGTTCAAGAATCTCAGCAGCGGACTTATCAAGAAAATCGATGATTCGCTTAGTCTCAGCGCCATCTGGAAAGACTTTATGTACAAGCGGTGCCATATTAATGTATAGAGAGTCCGTATCGATTGCAATAACGTAGTCTTCATTATCAGTCTCCAAAGTTTTATTAAGTAGATTATTAATTACATTCTCAGCCCATCGAATAGATAACTGACCACCTTTAGTAATCGATTCGGTATTATTCATATCAAACCATCTAAAATATTCGTTGCCTAATGCACCATAAGCTGAGTTAAGTTGAATCTTTTTAGCCATCTGCATATTATGACATTGAGCTATTTCATTCTCTAAAGCTTTAGTAGGAGTCTTTTCATACTTCTTCTGGGCTTCAATCATTCTATTTTTCCATACAACTCTATCATCATACATCTTACGCATCAGTTTAGGTAAGAACCCTTCAAAGTCTCTAGTATAGTAATCACCATTGGCAGATATAGAGCAGTTTTCTTCTTTAGCAGTTGCTAAGGTATTATTATTCCAGGCTCCGTCTAATATTTCTTCTATAGAAGGAGCTCTACCAGACTTACCAACATAAGTCTCAGGTGAGATATTATATTGCATAATTAAATGCGGGTACAAAGAGTTGAGATCGAACGATACAACCCAATTATGCATTCCCACCTGAGGATCTTTAACATAAGCACCTTCAGCAGCTCTTTCTTTATCTATTTTCTTAAACTGAGGTACTACAATATTTTTATCAAGTAAATAGTTATGAATAATAAGATCCCACATTCTAACAGAAGTAAAGGTATCTTGATAGTTAACTTTAGCATCATAAGCAATAGCTAATACTTGCTCAATAAGTTTAAGTTTATCATCTAATCGTTTAACTAGTTCAGTATCTAAAATATTATAATCAATAAACTTTTCCCAATCATGCTTATACAGATCAAACAGGCTATCATGCTCAGAGTAATCAAGTTTACGTTCCCCTAACTCTACATGAGCAATATGATCAAGTCGATATGATTCTTGCATTACAAAGGTAAACTTTCTATATAACTGCATATAGTCTAATATAGATATACCTAATGGATCAAATACTTGATTAGGTCTTCCTGCTATAAAAACTTCTCGTTCTCTAAGCTGACCAAAAGGGGATAATTTCTTAGCATAATCTTCTCCAACAACTCTAGTTATGCGGTTAATGATATATGGTATATCAAAAAATTCTACATTCCATCCTGATACTATATCAGGATCAATAGCTTGCCAACAATCTAGAAAGCGAACTAATAAATTTGCTTCATCAGTTGCTTGAATATATTTTACGTTTTCTTGTTTTGGAGTATAGGGTTGACCGCCTATAGCTATAATTTGATCTTTAAATTGTAAAGTAATAGCAGTTATCTCTTTATCAGCTTTTTGAATATCAGGGAAGCCTTCGTCAGCAGCTACCTCAATATCAATATAAACAGTTCTTACAGTATCAGCATCATACTTAATTTGACCTTGATAATTATCATTAATATAAGTATATGCAAACATAGGTAAGCCATAAGTATTCTTACCTTGTATATCTTTATTTTCTTTTATATATTTTTGAGCATGATGAGGGTTGTCAAAGTCCCTCTTCATGACGTATTGACCTTTAAGAGTGGTATAGCCAGTATCGTAGTTTACTGGTCCAGTAAAGAGATAAGGTCTACAAGGTTCAGCATAACTAAAACGTTTGCCGTCCTCGTAGCCTCGATGAAGGATTCTAGATCCTCTTATTTGAACGTTAGTATAGAATTTCAATAGTAGTTACCCGCATAATCATAGTATTATTATATACTCTTTGAGTATAGATATCAACTAGTTATGTTCTACTATTGTTCCTTCTTCAGTATTATCAGAAATAAGACAAATTCTCTGCTTAAGATATGCGATAAAGCCAGCATCCATTTCTGTTCTTGCATCTAATTCAGTCTTTAATGTGTCCCAATCAGCATCATCTATAGCAGCTATTTCATTTTCTGTTAAAGCATCTAATGCTTCAAGAATAATAACAGCGTGCT